TCCTCTATTAGTTTAAGGTTGTGTTTTTTAACAAAAGCCATTACCTTATCCATATTAGCGACATTTCCAAGAGTATGAGCAAAAATTAAAGCCTTAGTGTCTTTGGTAACTAGCGAGTCATCTAGCTTAATAGTATAGCTTGGAATGTGGCAGTCGAGGTACACGGGCTTGAGATTATGATAAATAATGGGTGAGATAGTGGTAGGGAACCCCATAGCCATCGTAAGTACCTCGCTGCCTTGTCTAAGAGATAGAGCCTGAGTAGCAATAAAGTTTGCAGACGAACCACTATTCACCGCAACAGCATATTTAACTCCCCACCAATCAGCTAATTTCTTTTCAAATAAATCCGTATAATATCCATTTGACAGCCAACCCTTGTCAAAAACATCCAAAACCAGCTTTTTCTCTGGTTCACCATAGGTTGCACTTGCATAAAGTATCGTGTTTTTCATAAAAAGCCGATTTTAAGCTTCTAGTAAGGTCATCTTGAGGGAGAAAACTCAAATTTTTGTTATTTTCTCTGTTTTTCTCCTCTCAAAGTAGTCTTTATACTTATTTTGTTGTCCAACAGTAGTGTCTTTGTGCTTAATTATGTGTTTTGGAATGTAACAGGGCATATATCCCTTTTTAATAAAATGATTACTAGCTTCTAAATCCTGCATTCCGTGTAAGTGATTATCTCTAAACACTAAGTCCTTATAACCTTTAGCACTAGCTAGGGCAAAGATCCCCCCAATGTGTCTAGTAATCTCCACAAAGGTATCACCAATAAAAGCCCGACCAATGCGGTGAGCTCCACCAGGATTGTCTAGCAATCCTTCCACATAAGGTGAGGCGTAGATCAGATGGTTTCTCTCCCAGAGATCAACTAGATCTTTTAGCCAGTTGTAAGTAATAAACTCTACATCGTTGTCAATTTTAATTACAATATCATAATTATTATGATTTAAAATTACGTCTAGAATGTCGTTACTAGCAGTTGATATACCTTTGTTTTGATGATAGTTAATATAAAACTTGGAAGCAGACTTAACCCACTTACCCATTTCCCCACCATTATTAACAGTAAACCAATCAAAGTCATAGCCAGCAGTTTCCTTCATTTGTTTATAGGTTTCTTTTGAGTAATCTTCTCTGTCGTAGTGAATGGTAAAAATAGCTACACTAGGAGGTTTTTGTTCCCCCAGTCTAATTTTACAAGATACTGGATCAAAGGTCGGTTTAAATAGTTGTCCAAGAACGGGGTGAAAGTACATCTCACTCTTTACCCTTTGGGATTTAGCATTTTGATGAATGGTGTAATCAAAGGTATATTTTTTGAGTCGCTTAAAGCTAAAACCAGCCTTGGCTAGTCGAACATATAAATTCCAATCAACAAACTTCGGGAGGGTTTCATCCCAACCCCCAATATACTCTAGAGCTGATTTTTTAATTAAAGCCGCACTGGTATCAATATAGTTTCTTAGTGATAAAAATTGTAAATCAAAGTCGTGGGCTATTCCTGGCTTACCAAGGGTATCAATCCACATATCACCATAAACCACATCATAATCTTCTCTAGCCAATTTATAAAGAGAATGAAGAGCTCCCTTCCGTAGTATGACATCATCGTCTAAGTGAAGGATGTGTCTAGCAATCGCTTTTTTAATTCCAAGGTTCTTGGGTCCAGGATCAGAACCAAAGTTCTTATCTGTTTTAAAATATTTAATTCTAGAATCGGTTTTAGCATATTCTTTGACCACCTCTTTAGTATCATCAGTTGAACAGTCATCAACAATAATATGTTCATAGTGAACGTTTTTTTGTGATCTGACCGACTCAATACAGCGAGGAAGAAAATAATTTGCCCGATTATAAGTTGAGGTAATAATACTAACTCTTGGGAATGCCATAGTTTATCCTTGAAGCCTGTTGCCTGGTTAATAAATGTCGCCTGACTAGTAGATCTAAAATGCCACGCCTACCACGCCTGAGCAGTTTAGTTAAACTATCATCTTCTTCAACATAAAAGCTATCAAAGTGAAGCTCACCTCTGTTGAGGCGATAACCAATGTAGTGATCTCCAAGAAATAAACCAACAATATCACTAAATGCTTTATATCTTAGTCTAAAGTTGGGCTGGTACTCTTTAACCAATTCTTCAAAGTGATTTAGTGTCATTTTTCAAAAGCCATAATGTCTACTTCAGGAATAATTTTATAATCCTGCTTACCAATCGTAATCCTAGCGGTGGAATATTCTGAGTAATAGACTTTAGTGCCTTTAGGAAATTTCTCACTTGTCTCTGAGTAAACTTCTCCAAAAGAAAGGTTGTGATCCATGAGGGCACCCCCTTCAACAACTAGCCCACTATAGCTTTCTTCTTTTTTAAGTTGTTTAATAATAACTCTTCTATCATTGGGGATAATCATAGCCAATCCTTCTTTTTAACTGTCCTATAATATCACTTCTGGGTAAAAAAAACAACCCCCTGTTTCCAGAGGGTTGTACTATTTACACGCCATTGTGTAAATACTCAGCACCTATCATGCTGAAGCCGCAGATTCGATAGAAACCATGAAATCATTATTCAAAATACATGAAATGAATTTCACTTTCCACCCAATATCAGAATACAGCTCTAGAGCAGAGTTCTTGCTTGGTGACTGGACAATAGTCTTTACATCAAGCAGATCACTCACTCCAAATGCCTCTTCACCGAAAATCATTGATTTGTAGACTTCGGTGGCAGCACTACCAGAGTTGGTCAAAACTGGAGCATTGGAACTACGCAGGAATTTAACCCCGTATAATTCACCAGTTTCACCTTGATAAATGCGATTAATGCCCTTCTCAACGTATTGAGCAGCATTAGTCCAATTATCATCTCCCTGGAGATCGTATTCGACATCAGGATGAATCACGGCAGCGAACATACCGTTAGCCATAGGCTTGGCGTTGGCACCTCTTAGTGTTCTCACAGCCTTACGAACGTCAGCGACGGTCATAGTATCTGTGGCACTAATAGCAGTTCTGTCAGCTACACCAGAAGCGTAAATTACGTTTGTGGTGGCGGCTACCACATCACGAACAAGGGTATCAACAGTCAAGCCAGCTTGATAACCTAGAAGTTCGACCGCACTATTGATAACATTATCAAAAGAGGTCAAACTCAAGAAATCAGTGACTTGAGTGAGATCGCCATATTCAGCGATGGTGGCAGACACAGTAACAGCACTAATACCACGTGCAGTTGGGTCGGTACCTTCGGTTAAACCGTCAGTAGCGACAGGCATGTTTGTATACCTGGTCCAGTAAATTACTTTACCTTCCCCGCGTGGCATTGTTCCAACACGACCAAGCTGTTTGTAGACTAACTCTTTCTCCGCACGCATGAGCAATTTCTTATCGTAATAAGTTTGCATCACAGACGTGAGGGTTGCAGATGTAGTTACTCCCATTTTCTTGATCCTTTATGTCTTTACTTAATAATAGTTTTCTTTAGCCTTTGGGGATGATCTTCTCTAATTCCTCTAGGGTCATTTTAGAGTAATCTAGATCATCGCCTTGTCGGGCTTCAGAAGCACTCTCAGCAAAAGCCTTACGGTTCTGCTGGGTACTTGCAGCTTTCTTTGATAGATTGGTAGCCTTTTGGTAGGTCTTATCAAACGAAACGAGTTTAACCGCTTCGGATAATTCCATCCTTGGGTACTTTTCCATCACATCAAGAGCAGATTCGATTTCGGCATCGCCAATATCAGGGTAGGTTTGTTTAACCGCCTGTATCTTAGACTTTGCCTGTTCTACTTCCGCCTGTTGTACTAGTGGGGATAGCCTTTGGTCCAGTTGTCTAGCAACTATTTTCTCAAGTAGAGAAATAGCGTCTTTTTGTTCTTGTGGTAGATCACTAAATGGATCTTCTTCTTTTGGTGCTGTTGATTCTTGAATCTTTTGCACCATACTCTTGAGTTCTTTTAGTTCCCTCGATTGAGGGGCTAATTTACTTTCAAGATTCTTGTAAGAATCCACAAGGTCGTCAACTGAGCTAAAGCCTTTGTCCGCAGCTAGTTTCTCAAAGGCAGATTGCTCCTGAGTCTTGTCTGGTTGTTCTGCTTTGCCAGCCTCTGACGCTTGTGCTTGTTCAATCTGAGCTATTTCCACTTCTGGAGTAACTTCGACTGAGGCGTTGCCATCGGTTGTTGGGTTTGGCATTACTTCCTTTCTTTGGCTAGAGAACTGCTGGCAAGGGAGATTAAGTAATTAAGACGGAACTTTGGCTATCCCCCCTGCAAGCAATACTCTAGCTAATTGTTAATTGTGCTTTTTTAAGTTTTCTCTCTGACGGATCATAGTCCTGACAGAGTTCTCAAAAAATCCAAGTCCTTCATAGAATCCCCTGGCATAGCCAAGTTCTTCAAGGGACTTCGAGTTTAGTGCTTCTTTGAGCAATAACTCTCTTTTTTCAGCCATCGTCTTAGCGATGTACTGGTAGCCTTCGGTCTTAACTAGCTCTTCGGCTAGTGATCCCTCAGCCACGATTTTATCTATTAGCGTGTTTTTCATTTCTTTTGAGCCTCTTGCATAATCCCAGATTGATTAAGGTCTTTGCCTTGACCAATTCCAGGAACTCCGCCAGGTGGGGTGGTTAGGGGAATCTGTCCTAGATCTCCCTCAGCTCCCATCGGCATTTGCTGTTGCCCTAATAATTTGTCAATGTTTTTGGCATTGAACGCTTCTAAGATATATCGTCTAAGCTCAAGTTGGTCAATTAAAGGATCGTTGGCAAACATCTGAAATAACTCCAGAGCTTGTCGTTTAGCAATCGCATCATTTTCCAGTAGTCGTGGTGCTGATTCTACCATTAGATCAAAGTTGTCTTTAATCTCACTTGGTTTAACCAGCAACCACTGTGGACTACCCTCACCGAGAATTCTAATAACAGTTTCTTCGTCAATAAATTGTTTGTTAAGGGAGATAAACAGCTCACCAATTTCTCGAATACCCATTTCAATGTTCATCATCTTTAACTTAATGCGAGCATTACCAGCTTCCTGCATCATTGAAATACCAGTCGCTGTTTCATTAGCTAGGGCATCAGAGGCTACACCCTTAGTGTAGTCGGTAATTCCCGTGGTTTGTTGAATATCTGCTTTAATTAGGGTTTCTTCCCTGTAAGATGAATTAGGAATTTCAGGTGGGTAAAGGGCTTGTACTCCCTCAATCTTGTCGGTATGAATTATCCCACCCACATCTGACACCAGTTCATCTTCATCTACATTGGCACCGTTTTGTACTAACCACATTCTATTTAAAATCAGTGAAGCATTATCCATTCGCTGATTTCGCATATCGTTTAATTCTTTTTGCAGAGTTTCAATCGGCTCTAACTCACCAATACCACAGAATTCTTTGGGCACACTCTGGTCAACAAAGATCACAAAAGGTTTCTTGCCGTGAGCAAAGGGGTTTTTTTCATCTCTGATAATTACCCTGCGATTAGCAACCGTAACCACTCTGTCATCTTCCCAGTATTCAATTAATTCAATGTTAGCTTCCTTGTCACTATCCCCTGAAACATTTTGCGGATCAGTAGTACCAAGGGCAGTGGTACGAGATACTTTATCAGTTTCTCCCTTAAAGGGTCGAGTTTTATCTTTTTCCAGTAAATTAACGTTTTTATAAAGTCCTTGCTTTTGCATTTTTAGCAAATAGTCATAGGATCTATGTGTCCTGTGAGCCATCCAGCCACAAGTATCTCTACTATATCCCTTAGGATCCCAGAAGAAATCATATAAATCTACCATTTCTACTACTGGCTGATTTTTAGTAGTCTTTTCTACCTCAACCTTTTGGCTGCCAAGTTCAGGAAAGTCTGGGTCAATCTCAATCTCTTCTTGGACAGTTTCAATCTTTTTATCCCAGTAAACCTTAACTACACTGGTTCCATAAATAAGCATTTGTCTAACAATGTCGGGAAGCATCTTATCCATATCACACTGATCCCACTGATAGTCAACTAGGTAGTTTTGCACTCGAGCATAATCAGTATCGCCTTCTTCTCTGGGCATCACATCAATTTGTGGTCTGCCAGCAACAAGGCGGGGAACTATGGTTTCAATGGTTGAGAAAGCGTAAGGGACAAAAATATTGGCTTGCCACATTGACTTAGTGGATGAATCCAACACCCCTCGATAGAGGTCATAGAAATCATCCCACTTTTGCTTGAGTGGTTCTCGCCAATTTCTTGCAGTTGTGTATCGGGAAACAATGGTGTTAGCTAATTCTTTATTTGTAACGGACTTGGGTTTTTTAGGCATAGCAATAGCTTATTGTAATTTTGTCCGTCTTATAATAATCTTTATCATACTTATTGAAAGTTGTCAAGAAAAGATCCTACCCATCGTCGAGTAGAGTAATTGACGGTGTCGTGATTTTCTTCTCTTTTCTGCTCTCTTTCTATAACTCATCGCAAAATAGCGAATCATATCGCAGTTTGAAACCAAAACCCCATTGGCAAAATACATACCATGATTAGTTGCGAGGTTGTATACCTCTTTTTCTTCTGAGGGCTGTAGCCTTGCAATTTTGATGACAGTATTTGCTTCTTTTAGGAAAGTATGTTTTGTATTCTTTTTTACAAATGGTACAAACTTTAATAGTTTCCTTCCCCCTCCTGTTTTTCCATCCTTTTTTAGCAAGGGCTGAGTGGATTTTCTTTGTTTCTTTTGGATTGTCTTTTCTCCATTGTTTTGCTTTTTCAGCAATCTTTTTTTGATGTCTACTAAAACCATCCCAATGACCCCAATTATGTTTTTTAGCGTGCTGAGAATGAGTGATAAGCTCAAGATTGCTAATCTCATTATTGGTAGTATCGCCATCAATATGATGTACTTCCAATCCTTTTGGTATTTTACCATTGTGATGTTGCCACACTTCTCTATGTAAAAATCCCGTTTTGCCTGAAAACTTCTTGTAAGCAGACCTTTGAAAATAAAGTCTATGTGTTCTGTTTTTAGATTTAGGATAGCGTCTATAAGGGATTCCCTGAAAGTAAATTGTTTCTGACATATACTGTGATTATACCCCAAAGCATCTACTCTCACAATACCTCTATTAGTCAATATTTTATGATCCCGTGTTGATTTAAACACCCCATAATCAATGACTTTCTTTTTACCAGTTTTGTATGAACCAGTGGTTTTTGATAAGCCAAATGGAGTAATAATCATATCTTTATCAGTAATATCCTCAATACTCTTTTCTCCTAAAGATGTAAGTATTTTGGTTCCTGCAACAAAACAAGCATCATCATCTTTTTTATAAGGGACTTCTTTAATTACTCCATCAGTTTTTCTCTCCATCCAGCGATACTTCTCAAACTCATCGGCAATCCAGGGAAGGTTCTTGTTAAACATCAGTGTTGGCTTACCCGTGTCTTGTCTAATTTTAAGTAGTTCAGCTACTTTCACAATCCCATATTTAACACTATCTGGTCCTTTTTCTACTGGATTAAAATTAACCCCTAGTTTGGAGAGTTCCTCAATTTGCATGGGTTGAGCACTATCAGCTACAGGGTTAGTTATTACTTTTCCTGCGTCCTTGGTAATACAGGCGTTAGCAATTTCCTGCTCGGTAAAGTTTTCCTGATACATCCCATCATAAAGATACATCTCAGTCTGGTCTGGGGAAATGGCAAAGTAGCCAAGAGCAGTCTTGTGGGTGTAGCCAAGATCAAGAGCCCTAGTGTAAGTCCAGTTACTATCAAACTTTTCAAAGGGAATCTTAACCATGTGAGTTTCTCGCTTAAAGTCTTTAAAGATTAGTCCTACCATCTTTCTAAACTCACCTAAGATTTCCTGACTAAATGAATCATCATCAAGCTCTGCCTTCATTAGCTCTATTTCATCAACATCAATGTAAGGGTTGTCATACGTAGTAAAGTGATAATAAGCGTGATCTTCCTCTTTAAAAATTACTCTATCCTCTGATACCACATAGTTATCCGCTAGTTCCTTAAAATGGTTAAAGCCATTAGGAGTGGAGATAAACCAGCAGTCAGCAGCACTATCAGCTAGGGTTGGTCGAAGGATTTTCCAGCACTCACTCCAGCGGCTAAAGAAAGCCACCTCATCAAACATAATTAAATCAATACCTACTCCTCGAAGGGAATCGGGATTATCAGCACCTTTAAGTTCAATCTTTGAGCCATTCTTTAAAACCACCACTAGCTCTGTTTCATTCTTTCGCTTAATTAAGGGTTTGGGGATATAGGTATGAAGCATCTCCCAGACAATTTGTTTAGCCTGTTTGTAAGTGGGTGCTATATACCAGATTTTAACTTCATTGTGTCTGGTGGCAAAGTCCACCATTCTCATAGTGACTAGCATCGTCTTGCCAGCACGCCTTCCTGCATTGATTACTTTATAGCGATGCTTGTCCTCCCAGACCGTAGTCTGCCAAGGTGATAATTCGATTTTCACGTAAGTCCTATAATACCCTTAAAAAGTGCTTCTGTCAATTTTTTTATGGTGGTCATTTAGTAAAAGTGATTTATGTGAAGCAGTTTCTAAATGGAATTGACGAAAGTTGGTTTGAGTGTTATATTTCCAGTGAAATCAAAAAAGGCTACTACAAACCTTCTAATGGGTTTCCCCAGCCTAGACGTAAACTCAGCGTCTTTAAAGAACTAGTCGGGGAATAGCATTAGAGCCAAGCGGTGACAGGTCAAACAGCCCGCTATATAAGTCCTGAAGGAGAAAGCAACAAACCAACAAGTACAAACGAGTTGGAACCAGACAAATAGGTTTAGACTAAAATACACTGATTAAAGAAATGGATACGGTCTGGTAAGTAAGTAAAGAGCTCCTTTAGCCTGTTTACCTACTAAGGTTTGGAGAGAAATCCAATTAAAACCTTTAAGAATGCTCTACATTGTTAGCCCTTTTAGTACCCACACACCTGTTTTACCCATAAGTTAATTAGATATATTCCACAAATTGTACTCAATTGAAAAGTTCTCTGACAAATTGTATGGGAATATATATATATATTATTCTAAAAGCTAGGGGGTATACCCACCCCATTGATATTATAGGATATAAGCGTCGCACAATATATCTTTTGCGACATAGATTACCTCAAGTAGAAGCAATAAGAATATATTATAAGCTCTAAGTTTTGGGTTTATTCTTAACTATAACCAGTGCTTGGAGGTCCTCACTGTTAACGTTTAATTCTTCAGCAGAGAGATTAGGGATTATCTTATCGAGTAACACCTGACTTGCCTTTACTCTAACGCTAGGTGGGTTTTCTGGATGGTAGCTTTCAAAAATTAACCTCTTTATTAAATAAGGTGTAACACGTTGTAATTTAAGATATAACTCTCTATGTGGTATTGTCTTTT